AAAGACCCAGTCAAAACGTCGGCAAGCGCACCCATCACTTCCTTGCGCGCCTCACCACCACTAGATAATGCCTTGATTAAACCTAGTGCGGAATCGCGCATTTCTCGCAACTTTGCCGAAAGTCTATCTATGCCGCCATTCTGCAACCGTTGCGTAAACTCTTTGATCTTTTCCGACAGAGACCGGAACACTTCACTCAGATTAAGACCATCAGCAATTGCTTTACCGAAAGCCTCAAGCATATCCCCGACACGACCCTTGAGTTCTGTCCACCGTCCCGCAACGGTTGACAGTACTGCACGTTGCTGCATGAAACCCCTATTCATAAGGTCCATGACAATCTTTTGTTTTTCAACTTCCGTGGTAGCCTTGCGAAGTGCAGGGACGTAACGTTGCAAAATCGTAAATTCGCCCTGCATTGCGAGTGCTGCATACCGTGCTGCCGACTTTGAATCAAGGTCTAGCGCGTTTGCAAGTCCAATTGCGCCCTTGGTTGCAGCTTCCATCTGGTCCGGCATGATGCCGAGATTGCGAAGTACGCCCATGAGCGCGAGCGTGTCCTCATCTGCCGCGCCAGTCTGGTCCTGAATTGCTGCGGCAAGTGCTTTGAATTGCGGAACTAGCACCTTAACGTCATCGCCGTTGGCCTTCAACACTGCCGACAGATCGCGCACAGACTTCTCTTGCTTTGCGTATGCAACGACCGCTGCGGTTGCGGCCGCGGACAGAACCAGCAAACCTTTTGCCGCTACACGAAAACCGCCCGCCATTGCGGAGTTGACCCGGCGCGCAACCTTGCCCATACTCTTTAAGCCGCGTGTGATCCTAGCTAAAGCTTTGGTTGCAAAGTTCTTTGCCCTAATTACAATGGATACTTCATTCGCCATTACGCGCCGCCTTAATAGCCTTTACGGCCTTGTCAAAATCTGCCATTGCGTCTTGATATTCACGCTTGCCGTCATCATCCACGCCACCAAACCCAGCCGCCGCCTGTGCATAGACCGCCGACAATACACGGAGCGCATTCTCTGACGACTTGGCTAACCAGTACGATTCGGGTTTACCGGTTGCCGCCTCAAGCTCCGCAATAAAACCCGAGACGCCCGCCCCGTCGGTGGAGGCGTCCGACGGGGGGAGGGCGTGTGGTGTATCTGTCTCGGGTAAAACTCGCAAAATCGCCTCCCGCAATTCGGCTTCCGTAGCACCGCACCGCAAAGCCCACCGATTGACCGCGCGCCGGATCTGAGAACGCTCACGTAGCGTTGCAAAACGGTTCGGTCTGCGACCATTGGCAAGGGCAAAACCTAACGCATAGGTCTGCCCCTGCTCGGTCTGATAGTGTTCAAAAGCTATCTTGAAAAACCATTCACTCGCTGAGATCGTGATCGGCCATAGCCACACGTTCCCCGCCCGTACCGGTTTCCCCGCTTTCGCTGGATTCACTCGGCTGTGTGGATTCTCCATCGCACAGCCCAGGTCGTTCAGCCACACTATTTCTGCCGTCGTCAGGCTCAGTCCGTTGTTCTGCAACTTCTGGATTTCCAGCTCTGCAAATTCGCTTACTTTGCTCACGGTCGGTCCTCGGTGACTTTCTCATGATTAGCCCTGAATTATGTTGCGGAACGCGCCAAACGTTGCGGTCTGGTATTCCGTGTTTCCGTCGGCAATCGCACCGTTACCAGCGGCCAGCGTCCAACCGGCTGCGGCTGATGCGGCGGGTTCTGTGTCGCAAGACTGCACTTCGTTCGTGGCTTCCATGCGACCAGCAAACAAACCAACACACTTAAAGTCACCAACCGAATCGGCAACCTTGACATTATCGGCAGCAAACGTAATGCTCGAACTGATCGACCGACCAGCAGACAACGAAATTCCAGCTTCCAATGAACCAAGACCGCCAGCCATGTAACCAGTCGGCCATACTGGTGTATATGTCGGAATGGTTGCCGTGTCGCCAAAGATTGACTTTGGCACACCCATTACCGTTACGGACAGCGCGTCCTTGTTGTTGCGCGTCGCGGCAATTGATGTGATTACGTAAGACCCCTTTACGTCGCCAACCTTCGTCACGGAATCAAACGAACCGGTACGGCAGACTTTGTAAGTCGCCTCGACGGGTGAAAACTCGCCGTAGATCGTTGACTCAATGATGTCACCCCTGCTGTCTTCGCATTGTGCCTCTGACCCTTCGGGGTTGACGTTGCGCGACTGAATCTCAACATATGTATCGGTGTAACCGAACGGATCGCTTGTTACTCCAAAAGCCATAATATACCTAACCTTTCTCTACGTGTAGCAGACCTTTTTCCTGTTGCGGTTCGGGGTGATGCGGAAACACCCTCGAAAATGTTTTGTAATGTTTACAACGCCCATATCTTTCCAACGCTGGCAAGATGACCATAGCGCATTTATCGCACGATGATTACTGATTTGCATTGCTATCGGTCGCACCATATCAAGCGCGGCACGTCCTTTGTCGGTTGGTGATACAGCAAAGAAAGAACCAACGGGCAAACACGAATTGATTGCTTGCAATTCTGGATTATCAATGACGCCAACACCATCGAACCCATCAGGCAAAGTCGGCACGCCGGTCAATTCGTCGTCAACGTCCATGTAAATAACGGGCCGTTTGTTTTCCATAAGCGCAATATCTACCGTGTTGAAAACTTCGCGCCGGTTCAACGCGATGCCATCCCCGTACTCACACGCCGGAAGTTTACGCACCCATACGTCAACACCAAGCGCGCGCCCCTGTTCAACGAGTCGGTTCGCGTGGCTACGGTACGGTTCGTTATCTGTGTAATGTGCGGCAATGACGTAATCTTTCGAACCTGGTGCTTGCCGTTTCTTTTCGATCTGGTCGCCTATCATTTCGCGTAGGCCAATCAATCCGGCGTCATTTTCCGGCTCGGTCATAAACACAAGTGCAGTTCCAGTCATCTCGATACCGCGCGCGTGTGCCTGTGCGCACCAGTATGACCACGATTGCCGCTGTTGTGCGTGTGACGGGTCGGACGTATCAATACCCCACGTTCGTATCTCTGCGACCTCTTGCCCGTTGTCGTGTTCCCAACAAGCCAGCGCGACCATTAGCGACGGACTGCCTAAAAAGTAGTTTGCACCAAATTTGCCGTCGCCCGGTTCCTGTAACGCCGCAAACACAACGGACCAGTCAATAACGTGCTGTTTTTTAACTTCCGGCAACGGCTCGCTACAAAAGACTTGACAACCCAATTTATTGAGCGCGTCAAAATGATCTTTCGCGCCTATTGCTTTCGCGCCGCTTTCCTTCTCTGACCAGTTCTTAAGATAATCCCATGAGTGCAATTCGAACCATCGCGTGAACATCGGCAAAACGTGCCGGTAGTTGTGATACCCGTTGTTAAGGCACCACACTTCCGGCGTGTCGCAATACTTGGCAATGTCAACCTTGCGCTCTACCGCGCTCGGACCCATTCCGACTATTGTTATGTGCCGTTTGGTCATTGGCTTTTTATGCCCGCTTCCCATTCTGCCGTCAGTGCCCATACCCGCGCCTCCCCGGATGTAGTGCTGTCTGGATCACGTTTTACAACTCCACGCTGGATCATCGGATCTTGCGTGCCTATCATATAGTTTACATTTGTCAAATCGTCTGGATCTGCCGGAAACGTGTTACGCAATAAGCAAGCGTATGTTTGCGCGTCGGCCTTATTCGTGAAGATACCAGAGAAAACAACCTGCCCAACCAGACCGCACGAACGACCCGGCAATTGCCGTGATTCGCTTGACGAACCGCCGCCCATGTAGTGCAGCGTCCAAACCTTATCAACAACCGCGTCGTCAAATACTGATGGCAATTCGTCGCGGAACGCTTGCTCGTTTTCCTCGTCGGAAGTAAGCGCAAGGAAATGGTCAAATATTGACGCTTCGCCGGTCTGTAGTGTGCTTGCCATTAAATCGCCCCCGCGTTAAATCGTCTGACTATATCTTTTGCACGCTTGTTAACACCAACCTCAATGTCTCGTTCGCGCCTGTGACGAGTTCTCGGCCACCACCCCTTTGTAACCATTTGTTCTGCCGCATAATCAGCATCATTGGTCGCAGAAATATAACCTGTTCCAAACCTCATTCTGCCACCAAACGAACCACCTGCCGTATGCTTCTTTATCCAGTTTTTATAGGCTGGTGTTGTACCTCTTGATTCCCTCGCATAATGCAGTGCCGCCACACCAAACCTAGATTTTAACAGTCCGACCTTTTGCTGTGTTTCCCTTACGTATCTTCTAAAACTCACTTTAGGAACCAAAAACTGACCGTCCCACGCTTCGTCGCGTCGCCTGGTTCTTATATAAACGCGACCATCTGTTTTCCTGCGGTTTGCTTTGTGAACTTTTCGCATCCTCGATAGCGTTGATGCTTTGAGTTTTTTTGCGTCTATCCGCATTCTGCCAGACTTTGTTTTCACGTATACATCACCGCCGGATTCTGCTGCGCGTTTCTTCCAAGCAGTGATTGCAGCCTTGTCATCTATCGGCTCAAAGAGCCGTTCTAAATCTCCCTTAACTGCCGCACGTCCTCGCTTTAACGACGGTGGACCAGACAATTTGATTATATCATTTATCCATAACCGCATCTGGTCTTGTGCTACGAACTCGACAGAAACTCCAATCTGCTGTGCCGCAACGTCAAGTGATGTCGCTACCCCCTCTGTATACGCTTCAACTGATACGGCCATCTGCATTCCTCCGCAGATATAGCAACACAGACGCGCCGTCCGTGTCGTGCTGTAGATCATACACGTAATAACGTGTTGACCCGTAAACGAGCGTACTGTTCTGTCGCGGAATGCTCGATACGTCCCGCGTTAATATCTGGACTTCGCGCTCGAAAACTTCGATTGCGCTTTCCTCGGTAATCTCGGCAGTTCTGCGTTCGTCACCAGCTATGCAAGAAATCCAACGCGAACCAATCTTGATCTGTTGGCCCGAGTCACACATCTGCTCGACGGTATCTTCTGCAAAGTCTATGCCGAGAGTGTTCGCCATTAGTCTACGTCCTCTGCCGGTACGTCCTCAACTGCGCCGGTATGGTTTACCTTGCACGCCTTGACGCGCGAGCCGCGACTAATCATGTGCAATTCCACCATTTCGTAACCAAGTTCCGCAGCGTCACTGCCGGGTTCAATAGCAGCCGTCACCATCTGGCGCGCCTCGTCAAATTCCAACCCGCACGACAATACTTCGCGTGTCTGGTCAATTCGTACTCCAACAACCAATGCTGTCTTCATAATCTACTTCCTCCTTGTAAAAGGGCGACGGCAGCATGACTACCGCCGCCCTATGAGTTTGCCAAATTAGGCAGAAACAATACGAACCGCAGCGTCCTGGATGAAGCTCTGACCCTTCATTACATAAACGCCAACCCAATGGAAACCGGTTGCACTGTTCACCCACTGACGGAACGACAGCGGAATACCAGTATCAGGATCAACCACGACGGTTGTGCGGATACCAGCGGCACCCTCTTGACCGGTCGGATCGCCGGGTACGCCCATCGCAACGGCGGCGGTCGTAGGTCCGGTGAAGATTACGCCGGTGTTCTCGTTCGTCACTGCCGTCGGGAATGCGTCCGTGTAAAGCTGACGCATACCCAAGATCGGAGGAAATTCACCAGTTTGGAGAATTCCGCTACCCGATGCACTCTTGTCCTTAAGTGCCGCATCCTTGGTCAATGCCGTTGCATAGGCGAGATCATGGATTGCAACCATGTTGTTCTGAACGCCCTTGTCCCACAGAAGTTTGCGCATATCTGCCTGGTCGTCTGTGTCATAGGCTGCCGCAGCAATGACGGACTCGTCGGCTGCGGTAGAGCCAATATTCGCCTCAACAAACAGCGCAAACACGTCCTGCATGACCTTCTTGGCGGTGCCATAAGCGCACTCGCGAGCCATTGAAAGCAAGCGGGAAGCGGTAGGCATTTCCTCGGTCGGGTCAATATAGGCACTCGTGAAAATTGGCTTGCCAATCGTCACGTCGGTTCCGGTCGTGGTGCTGTCGCCAGTTTCCCAGTTTCCGGCAAACGTACCGGCGGTACGGGCCGAAGAAACCGGCACGCGAACCGTGTCAGCGTAATACAGCGGCTTGTCAGCAACGGCCTTGAAAGACATTGCGCTCAAAGGCGTAAGTCCGAGTTTCATCGCGGGGAGGATCTCCTCCTGCACTAGCTCTTTTGAAATATTAGTGTTTGTGTTAGCCATTTTCTTTCCCTTTCTTTTCTATTGAACTGCTTTCAGAATTCCGTTTGTAAATACCAACGTGTTCGTGACGCCGGTTGCGCTCAAAAACGTCTGGTTGGTTGTTGCTCCCGTTATACTCAACTTGCTTTCGGCAATCGCAGCATTGGTTGCAACGTCCGCGTTGACAATAACACCAGCAGCAACCGCCGTTGTTACGTTCGTGCCGTCCTGCGTGATTGTTACGTCACCAGTTACGCCCATTGCCGTCTGTTGCTGTGAATCGTTGCCAACCCATAGTTTGTTTGTGTCAAGCGACACGGTGACAGACCCAGCCTCGACAAGCGCAAAGTTCGCGTCAATCGCAGCATGAGTTTTTGGTATATTGATCTTTCCGTAATATTGCGGACTATCTATGTCGGTAAACGAAGCGGCAAACACGCCGCAAGCAACCACACAAATGGCAGCAGTGATAAGTAATCCGTTCTTCATTTTCTATTCCCTTTCGTCTGTGAGTTTCAGAATTTCAACCTTATTGTCTGCATAGAACTGGCTACGCTCTTCACCAACTTCCATTGACTCAAACTTTTCCAATACATTCTTTGGCGCGTCTGCGTCTTTGAGCTTGACTTTAGCCTCTGCCGCGTCTGCCTCTTCGTCTGACCCTGGTGCCGGTATGTTCTCGTCGCTCGCTTCGGTCTTTACCGCGTCGGCAACGGCTGGATTTTTCAACGCTTCTTTTGCCGTGGCAAGTTCGCCCTTTTTCTCGGACAGTTCGGCCTGTACCAATTCAAGCTCTTCCGTGCCGTCAATAATTAGCGCGGCCTGGTCGTCAACCTTCTCGGTCAGCGCGGCAATCTCGGCGTCTTTTGCTTCGATCTGTGCCTGCGCTTCGTCAAGTTTGCCCTGCATCTCGACGTTGAGTGCTTCGATTTCTCCGGCGTGTTCCTGTGCCACGCGCTCTGCCGCTGAGGTCAACTCGTCAACCTTGGCTTGTAATTCATCGCGCTCGGCGGCAATGTCTCGCCTTGTCTGTGTTTTGCTCATACCGTCATCTCCTGCATGTTACGCCCTGCGTCGGGCCACTTCTTCTTTTGCGTACTCAATGGCGTCATCAAGCGACCCCAACGCGTCAACAAGTCCGACCGAAACGGCGTTCTTTCCGAGGAAGGTTTGCCCCTCCATCGCGTCCGCTGAGACGCCAGACCTGCTCTGTCTAACAAATCCCTTGAACCAGTCTGCAATTTCATCCACACCCTCCTGTATTAATTCGCGCTGCTCTTCTGTGAGCGGAATACCAGGCATGCCCATAGCCTTGAATTTACCCTGCTTGAACAGTTCAACGTCAATACCTTCTTTCTCAAACTGTCTCGACCGGTCCAGAAACGCGGTGTAAACTCCTATGCTACCAACATCGGCACTAGGGGAAGCAATGATTGCATCTGCACTCGCGCTAATCCAATATGCAGCACTTGCCATCATGCCGCCCGTATACGCTATCACTGGCTTGACCGCCGCCGCCTCCTCAATGGTAATTGCCGCCTCTGGTACGCCCGTGACGGTGCCGCCGGGACTGTCAACGTCAAGCACAATGGCGTCAATGCTGTCGTCTTCTACCGCCTCGCCTATGATGCGTTGCATGACGTCAACGCTGGTCACTCCCGAAGAATTGAGAAACTGCGAGAACTTGCGGCCAATCACGCCACCTATATTCAGCACGGCTATTCCGCTAACATTCTGTACGTCCCCGATGCCATCCTTTTTCACTTCGTCGTCAAACTGCGCAACAATGCCATCTGATCCGTGCGCCTCGCCTGTCGCGTGAGCTTTGGCAATATCACATAATCTGCGGTGCATCTCGGGCCTAATCAACCACGGTTCGCAATATAACGCTCGTAAAACTCTGGTTAAATTTGCCATCGTTCCATCCTTCCTAATCTGTCTTTGGCGTGTGCTCGTACCACTCAAGCCGAATCTGCCCGCCCTGCGATGTATTTAATCATTCGCATTTGTGATCTCATCTTTTGGCGCGGCACTTGCCGTAAATAGTTGGTTCATATATTCTGGTAACGTAATTCCGAGTTTATCGGCACGTTTCTGGAATTCGGCAATGTCAGCATCATGTGAATCGAGCAATTGACCGCGCGTCATTCCGCGATTCTGCGCCCAATCAGCAACGGACTCTTGACCACATCCCCACTGTTTAACGTCTGCCGTAACCTCTTTACCCTCATCAATGTGCGGAAAATGCGGTAATGTCCAAGACACCTTGTGCCATTGTGAAAGCCCCGTGTCGGGGTTTACCGGGGCGGGAGGTAACGCGCCATCTTTGACCGCCTTGGCTATGCGCCAGTTCCATACGCGCTGATTAAGTACCTTGTTGCGCCAGTGCCAGCGGTCCATGATGGCCTTTTGAAAGTCCAACCGAGCGGCGCGGTTTGCGGTGTAACTGCCGGACGTGTAAATGTGCATGACGATTTCATACGGAAAACCCGTACCGGCGGCAATCGCGCGCGCCATAAACTCCATTGTCTGCACGTAATTGCTGTTAGGGTTCTTCATCTCCGTGAAATCAAAGTCGTCAATATTGCCGTTGATCTTGAGCCGCATGCCCCAGTCAGCCATTGACTTTTCAACCATTTCGCCGGTGTTGCTGTTAAGAGTACCGTATTTTGCCCCCGGCAATGTACCGACCGCGCCTTTTTTCTCTTTCGAGAACATCATTGATTCAAACTCAATCTTGCGTTGCACGTTGTCGTTTGTGCGGTTGTATGCGTGCAAGGCATCAATAACGCCGTGGAGATCCGGCACGCTTCGCAACATCGCAGTTCGCCAATTCCTTGACCCCGCGTAAATGGCTTGATTCTGCCGCAGTCGCGTGTACTTGTTGACCTTGCTTTGATCATTAAGGTAATAATGAGTAATAGGCCAAGGGGCTTTTGATCCGAGACGAATACCGTTTACAATGTTTTTGTCCGCGTGCAATTCGCTCGGAGTGCGAATCTGCGGCCCCTCGTAAGGCAACAGCGCACCGTTGAAAAGCACATAGAGCATGTCGCCGCCAACCCATGACCATGTATCAAACTTCGATTGTATATCGCCATAGTCTGAACCGGGACGGCGGCGCGCGTCGGCAGCGTGCCAAAACTGATCATTGAAAAAATCTGTTGCGCGCTTGTTCCACTCTGCGTCATCGGTCGTCGCGGTAGGTCGAGACTCACCAAGGTACGTATTGGACACGTTGACAATGCTCTTCGTCATTGGGTCGTCGCGGTACAATTGCATTGCATTTGCAATCATATCTTGATATGTCCACGATGCGGAACAATCCTCTGATTCTGTGCCAGCCGACAACCACGGCTTTCTACGTCCGTTTACTCCGTCGCTGTAGCCGCCGCCGCTCCACGAGTTAGACATTGACGACAAAACTTTGAGATTATGTTGTGCGGCCTTGCGTTTTAATGCCAGACCGGGTGCCCATGTCTCTATAAGTTTATCAAGTTTTCTACTCACGAAACCACCGCGCTTAAATCCCAATACGACAGATTGCTATTTGCACCAGGCAATACCTGACCACCCTGTGCCAAATCGGATAGAAACTCATCCCACGCGGCGTCACGGTTTGCGCGGGCCTTTTCGGGTGTGAGTTTCTGGACGCTCGAACCAATGGAGGAGGAATAAGACGACGCGGCACTTGCGCCTACGTTCATCATTGCAAACTCAGCGTCAAGATACTTGTTTAATGACGCATTAGCGCGTGCCTTGTAATACGCAATGATAGCGTCGGTGTCACCAGTGATGGCGTCAACATACGGCGTCAGCGCGTCTCGTAGGTCGTCAATGTTGCGTTGTGTTGCGTTACGTGCCATGAATATAGTATTCGCGCGTAGTGCGCTCCTCTACTATACGTAACGGCACGGCTATTTTATGTGTAACCCGCACTCGCGCAACAGGTTAGGCGGTGCCTTTGCTAATATTTTGGTTACGGTTGAGTGATGTATCCCAACGGCAGAACCAACAACGCGCATTGTTTTACCACGCTTTCGTAGCATGATGATCTTTGGCAACCGCTTATCAATCGCGCCGGCCTCAAGCATAGCCTCGACTTCGTTACGGTTAGCAGCAATAACGCCCGCTCCTGTCGGATCGTTTGGATCATACAACGGCGCGCAGTCTTTCCAATCGTCCCGGTTTTCGTCATACGCGCAACGCTGTGAACAATACTCACCCAACCAAGACGCGCCGTGATAAACGCAATTACATCTCTTACAGAATGCCATTTCCCTTACTCCTTACTTTATAAGTCCGGCCACTTGCGCCAGAACCATTTGCATAACCTCGCAGTCAAACAAGTGATCTTGCCCGTGACCAGGCGGCAACCACTCACCGTCAATCTTCTTTGTGCTTGTAACCTGTCGGACATAATCACGACGCCACTTGTGTTCGTCTCCGTGCTGATTTGGTACGTACCATTTAAGATCGCTTTCACCATTTAGACAATCCATGAATACGGTACGGAACACATCAACGTTCCACGTCAATTCAAAGAACAACGCCCGCCGCGCCGACCTGCCACCCTCGAATGCGTCCCGCACTTGGTGTTCAATTGGCATTCGTTTGATCTGGTCCGAACCGCGCAAGGCAATGACTCGCGATTGTTCAACATTGTTTTGATCTGTAAAGCGTGAGCAGTACTCGCCGACTTCGGTTGCTTTGAGTGCGTACCCTATGTCAATGCCAATCAACGCAAGCCCTTCAATTTCGCCAGCCTTCGCGTCTAAGTCGTTTATACTGGCAACGTTGCCAAAGTCAAGCAACGACGTACTGACCGCGCCGGTCTTTGGTTTGAATGACCATACACGACCAAGCCACCAGTAATGATACTTTTGCACGTCACAAGTCATCTGTATAAGGTGTTCGCAACCTGTTGATATGTACGGCGCACCAAGTTCGTAATCAATCTCACATGCTTCCATCGTATCGTCACGGACCGTCATCTGCTCGTCTTGGTGTGCCTCACCCCACATCTCCGCAAAGTAGGTTCGAAGCGTATTACGTACACGGTCCTCTTTTTTGCCTGTCAGGTTCATGCGGTGTTTTGCACTCAAAAACCGGCGCGCAATCTCGCCAAAGCAACAATCGGCAAACGGTATCATCGGCGCAACAACCTTGTACCCAACGCGAATGCCGTCTGGATTTGTAACACGCCACCGACCGGCGCGGACCACTTCCATGCGGTTTGTATCGTCAATGCGCGTACCGTCCGGCGTCTCAAAGTACGCAGATTCCGCAACGGCGTTTAAATCCCACTCGTCGTCAGTCTTCGCGTTCTGGTCCCACTTCACACCGGACAAACTGAACGTAAACCACGTTCCGGTAACAGGGTCAGGCATTTCCCACACGCGCCGGTCAGATTCTTCGTACAGTTTTAGCGTTGGATCTTCTGCCGGATTGCCGCGCCTGGTCGGATCAATGGAGCCGCCAAATATGATATGGTGAAACGGGTACGCCGCGCAACGACGCCGGACCATATCAACGGTGAATTCACCCCACAACGAAACCTCGTCAGCATGGATTCGCGCCCAGCCGTCTTGTTTAGTCGCGGTATCAGAACTTGCCCACGTCGCGCGGAAGTCCATATCCGGCATTTGAATATCGGTTGCAACGACTCGCGCCGTTTTGAACTTCTTGCGCAGAACGCTCGCCAGGTTCATGCCGCGACACACGCGCCGGTCATGGAAACCCTTGGCAAGTTCCATCTGTCCAGTAACGTACAATGTCGGTTCTGGAGCGCACGCCATCGTATAGCGCAAATCGGAAAGCAACAGATTCTCGGAGTATCCGGCACGTGAACACTTCAAAACAACCAGCTCGCGCACGTTCGGGTCGTGGCACACCTCAAGCGGTTCCTTCCAAAACGGCATCAACTCAGGATCAAACGGCCCACGGTACGGCGTGTCGTAGTTCATCGCGCGCGAGTAGTCGATATTCTCCGCGCACCACTGCCACGGCGGTTGCTCAAGGCGGGGTGCAAAGGCTTTTCGTGGATACCAAGTCACGCCACAATCTCCCGCGTTTCCTTACACCACATGCCGTCAACCTCATACGCCCGACACGCCTCGGGCCGGTCGTCATAAATTGAACACTTACCATCAATCAGGTACTTACACGTTGAATCAATCCATATCATTGCACCGTCCGAACCAACCACGCGAGTGGCCAGAATCTCGTCAATCACTGCTGGCCTGGACATTACTAGAGTTTTGCAACACAACCCGCCGCACTCTTTACACTGGTCGTTCATGTCACGCCCTCCAACGCCGCCAAGAACGACGCGGCCAGTCCGTCAATAAGTTTTTTCGAATCCGGCATTTTTGCCACGTTGTGTGCCTGCCACGAATCCACCGCACCGCGCAGTGCCGACGCGTCACGGTTGCGTTCGGACTCGCAAGCCGCCACGTCGTGAAGTTTGCCCGCTTCCTTGTCGGCCCGCAACGTCTCAACCCTGAGAATCTGCTTACCTCGCTCGCGTTGCAACCGAATGTTTGCGATCTGCTCGCGCAACTTCTGATTCTTTAGGTCGTCTTCGCCCATCTTGTCAACGCTCAATTCGAGATGCGAAAGAACAAACTCGCGCCAGGCGTTGACGTTATACCCGTGCGGTGTGTTGCCGGGGTTGCCGTCCTTGGCAAACCAGTTGTTTTTGAGCGTGGTAAGGCTTACGCCATAAACAATCTCCCCCGTATTGGTGTCAATCTTCGGTATGTTCTTTGCCAGTTCCGCTTGTGTTTTTACATGTCTCTTTACGTCGTTCATGGTAATAGCAACCCTCTTTTATTTGAAAACACGTTTACACGAAAAACGGTGAAAGGGATCAACC